TAAGTCCTCAGAAGCATCAGCTCGTCGAGAGTGAGCTTCTTTCCAGGGACCCTCTGAGCCATTGCGGAAATGCGCTTTGTCCGCATGCACATGTGCTGATACTTCGTCCAAGTTGACCCGGGTCTCAGTGGTTCCTTGAGCCTGTGGCCAATCTCCAAAGCCGGAAGAACGCATCCATACATATTACAATATTGATACAAATCCCACTCACCCTTGTAGACCCTGTTTTCATACACGTCAGCCAGTGCGAAATACTCGGATACGACATCTGTCCGGATCCCCTTGGCATCCACGTAATTTTCATGCAAAATTGAGGCAACATTCCCAGGCTCGTGAACTGCATACCCCAAGAACTTCATCGGGTTAAGGGTCGACCGGTCTGACACGAGATCAGCTATGAATTCCTTTGTTCCCTGAAACAAGTCCTTATAGTCCCCCTTGAAGTTGAGACTCTGTATCAGGAAGCGAATATCTCCCCTGGACTGATGAATGGCCTCATCGGTGACACCAGGTACTATCCGCCGCATCTCATCTGGCGAGTACGGAGGGAACTCCCAGGTTGCTATTTCAAACGCAAACTTGGGAGGTATCTGTGACACGACGACAAAGAGTCCATTTGTGGGTCTCTTTTTAATTTCAGACAGTCCAACAAGTTCTTGGACGCATTCATACTCATCCAATATTACGTTTATTTCGGTCCCTTCAATTTTGTTCAGAAAATCAATGGTCCCTTGGTGACTCCTAAGGATGTCTGCGGTGATCTCGACTGCCGGGTCCAGGGCGTCATGGACGGCCCAAGTCTTCCCCAGACCTGTCCTCCCCAACACGCACACAGCTGGCCCGAGCTTCGTAAATTCGTACTCTCTTTTTTGTGGACCCTTTGTAAGGTATCTATCCATGCCTGAGAGTGAAGAAGGAGAGGAAGAGTCCCTTACTAATCAAGTTCTAAGTATGATTTTAGAAAATAACGCGATAAGGAACACTGCGTTTCCTTACCTTACAGGGTATCTTGTTTTTAACATCATCATCCTGATATTACTGATTTATATTAGCGTTCGAATATCAATTAGATAATGTATAAAGTTTTATATATCATAGAAAATATGGGATGGATATATCTTATAAAAAATATTATAAATGGTAAATGTTATATAGGTCAAACAAGTAGCAAAAATGTAAGAGATAGATGGTATGCTCACCGTTCACATCCTTCTGGATGTTTAAAAAAGGCGTTTAAAAAATACGGAATAGAAAATTTTGAATTTTCAACTATATGCGAAATACCTGAAAATGACGGATGGCGTGAAGAATTAGATGCTCGAGAAATTCTTGAAATTAGAGAAAGAAATACTCTTACACCGAATGGATATAATATTGAACAGGGTGGAAACAGAAATAAAATTGTTCAAAAAGAAACTAGAAAAAAGATAGGAGACGCTAATAGAGGAGAAAAAAGTCCTCATTTTGGAAAATATTCGTATAATCACCCAAGGTCAGAAAAAATAGAAAAATGGTCTAAAGATGGTATCTTGATATATACTTATTCATCTAGTAGAGATGCTGCGAAAGATGTTGGCGTGACCCCTGCATCTATTAGTGCTTGTATAATAGGTAAAACAAAAACTTCAGCTGGTTTTGTATGGAAAAAATATTTAGTAATAAAATGAAGGAACCTATAAAGGTCTATCGCTCCCGTAATGGGGTCCATAAATTCATGGCGGTGTTTCCGGAAGGAAAGACGGTTCGGTTTGGCCGGAAGGGCTATTCGGATTACACTATCCACAAGGATGCTGAACGGATGAAGCGTTACTTGACGCGTCATCGGAGCCGCGAGTCATGGGGGCGCGCAGGGCGCTACAGTGCTGGTTTCTGGTCTCGCTGGCTCCTGTGGTCCAAGCCGAGCCTTGAGGGCGCCAGGAAAGAGACGCAGAGAGTTCTAGGTCAGAAGGTTAAAATAATCTAAAATGAGGGGAAGAATTCACGCGCGCTATAGCTGCATTGTGAATCTGGCGCGTGCCAGCATTCACGTGCGCCGCGAGAGCACGGGCCTCTGGCGTGTTTCCCATGCGACCGATAATGGCTCGTCTGGCCCGGTTCTGAGCAGCCATGGAAGCAGCCATGAGCTGATTGCGTGCGTAAATTTTCGCGCGGCGCTGAGCGTTGTTTGCGAGTTGACGCGCCCTATTCTGAGCCATCCTCTTTATCGCATTGGTACCTGAACTTCCTAGTTTTTTAGCAAACATACCAACAATTGCAGAAGACATTTATTTATTACAATATTAATTATTAGACGCTTGACTAGAGATGGTCTGACTCAGGCGGGCAAACATATCGGGAGTTCTCGCCGTATCATAGTTGACCGTGTTTCCGGCGTGAATTCCCATAGACCCAGCCTCCGCAAACGCATCTTGGTTCGCGCCGAGGTACATCACCGTCCAGCCCTCCTTGGTCTTCTGCTCGATGAGGTCCTTGACGTGCGCCTTTGTATATTCGCGACTTGCGTTCTCGTGACCATCCGTCAAGATGATGAGGGTCGAGACCTCACTGGTGTTCTTGATAGTCTTGCCGATGGCATCGAGAAGCGCAGTCGACCCGCGCGGCTTGAACGTCTCGCGAGTCAGGGGCTTTACATTCTTGAGATCGACATTCTCATAGGCCACGTAATACTCGTGGTCAAATTGCACCAGGGTGAGATTGCCTCCCAGAGCCTTTTGGTCCGTCACGAAGGAGTTGAACCCTCCAATCGTGTCGTCCCAGCACGACTCCATAGATCCAGAACGGTCCAGGAGGAAGATGATGTTGCGGTTCGCCATTGATGTTACAGAGTCTGGCAACCTTAAGCTCTTAGCCGCCACAGGACTCGAATTTTCTACTTAGAAATAAAATGTTCATAAGACCTAGAAGTCTTACTTCTGATGGTCGGGGTCGGAGTTCTCACAGAACTCCTTCTCTCACAAAAACCTGAAGATACCTTTTACGTTTACGAATTGGGCATTCTAGAACGGGCGTACAAAGAGTGGACGCGGGTATTCCCGACCATCCGTCCATTCTACGCCGTCAAATGTAATCCGGACCCAAAGGTTGTAGAAACCCTGGCAGCTTTGGGTTCTTCGTTCGATTGCGCAAGTCCGGCCGAGATTGATCTCGTGTTAGGAATGGGCGTCGAGCAAGAACGGATCATCTATGCGAACCCGTGCAAGCGTCCTCAAGACATACTACACGCAAAAACCCTAAATATCGCGAGGACAACCTTTGATAGCGTTTCTGAACTCAAAAAGTTAGCCAAGGCTGGCTGGCAAGACGTGGTCCTTCGGATCCGATCTGATGACCCAGAGGCTCGGTGCAATTTAGGAATAAAATACGGAGCCGAGAAGTGGGAATGGCCTACACTCTTCAGGGAGTGCAGCAATTTAGGATTGAAATTGGTGGGTATCTCATTCCATGTGGGATCCATGGCAAGGAATCCAGTAGCATTCAAGAATGGGATCCTTTTGGCCATTGAGGCTGCCACCATGTCCAGGGAATGGAATTTTGATCCAAAATTGATCGACATAGGGGGAGGCTTCTCTTCAACCAACGTGTTTGATTTGGGCCCAGTCCCAGAACAGATCAATGAGACTATCCAGAAGTTTCCAGAATTTACCTTCATAGCCGAACCCGGTCGGTACATGGTTGAGCACATGGCGACTCTCGTGACTCCGGTCATGGGAGTCAAAGGAACCGGTATCACTATAAGCGAAAGCCTCTACGGGGCGTTCAATTGCGTTTTGTTCGACCACGCAGAGCCCTTGCCCGGGGAATACCTGATGGCAGATGAACCCGGGGGTCTCATCCCTCGCGTAGTTTTCGGTTCCACGTGTGATGGTGGTGACCTTATATCCAAAAAACTGATGCTCCCATGGAACCTTGGCGAGGGAGATTGGATCGTCTGGCCCAGAATGGGAGCCTATACGTCCGCAGCCACTACCCGGTTCAATGGCATTCCTTTTAACGAGAGGCAAGTGTTTGTAGTGCAGTAACGCTATACGTACCAATCATTGCAACAGCATTTGTCATTACAGAATCAGCAGTCCATCGCAGACCCTTGCACGTTGGCGAATTCCAAGAGAAAATTGAAGTCCAAAACCCAGCACACTGGGTGAAGTACATATACTCTGCAATGTACCTCACAAAGTGAGAACCAACAATGATAGCAGCCGCCTTTAAATACATAAGTTAAAAGGGTAGCTTATCTTTAAAATAGTATGGATGGCCCTATCGACACTGACAAGCAGGTTCGCCAAGAACCACTGGGTCTTCCACCTGGTTTCGAGTGGTCTTCGTGTGAGATTGGCGAGGTCCAGAAACTCCTCGCTGAATATTACGTAGAAGATCCGGATGCTCGTTTTCGACTCACATATTCTGAAAAGTCTATCGAATGGGCCACGGGTGGTCCGGGCGCAGTCCCAGATTGGTCCATTGGCGTTCGAGCCTCAGAGAGTCGCAAGCTGTTGGCGTTTATTTCAGGGAAGCGCATGAAGGTTCGGGTAAATAAGAATGTTATTCAAATGGCCGAAATAAACTTTTTGTGTGTCCACCCGAAGCTGCGCCACAAGAAGCTCGCACCTCTCATGATTCGCGAGGTGACTCGGCGCATCAACCTCACGGGCATTTGGCAGGCCATCTACACCGGTGCGACAATGCGTCGCGGAGCCTTCACGAGCTGCCGCTACTGGCACAGGGACCTGAACCCAAAGAAGCTTCAAGAGACTGGGTTTTCTCAACTCAAGTTGGGGTTCAAAAAGCCTCTCGAGACATTCAAGCTGCGCCCCATGGTTCCAAGTGACGTGCCATGGGTCACGAAGTTTTTGAACAATTACCTTTCAAAATTCAAGGTGGTCCAAGTTTTCGATGAGGCCGAGGTGGCGCACACGTTCCTTTCCCGTGAAGACGTGGTTCAGAGCTATGTTCTTGGAAAGTCAGACTTTTTCAGCTTTTACTCCATTCCAAGTGCAGTCACGGGCAAGGATGCTGACGTTCGCACGGCCTACGGGTACTACTTTGTCCCTGGAGATCTCAAAACGAGCGAGCTGCTCGCAGAGGCTATGGGCCGCGCAGCCCAGCAAGGCTACGATGTCTTCAATATTATCGATGTGGCCAATAATGACACAAAGACTCTCTGGGACCTCGGGTTTTACCCCGGGTCTGGATCCCTCCATTATTACTTTTTCAACTGGCAAGTTGCACAAGAATTGAAGCAGGATGATGTGGGTATCGTCTTGCCCTAGACACGAAATATTCGTGTCCCGCGCCGCCCAGATGAAGCCGGTGAGAGGAGCGCGCCACTTCAAAATGGTTGTGAAGTTTGCATGCATCCCTATCAAGTTTGCTCCCAAGAAGAAGCTGACCAACTTCTCGCTCCCCAAGTGGCGCCAGAAGCTGGTCGAACTTGAGAACGACCCGGATGTCCAGAGCTGGGTCAACAACCTCTACCAGGAGCGCACGTTTTCGACGCGCAAGGAGTTCAATGAGGCGTACGACTTTGGCGACTCCTACACACTGAACTGGCTCAACAAGCCCATGGTCATCACGACGGAGAATATTGCTGATTTCGAAGAAAACTTTAGAGAGGGAGGGTTCGAGGGAAAGCCGGCAGTTTACGAGAAGCTCGTCAAGCGGATGAAGGATGTGATGGCGGCTGATAAAATTGTTTTTGTATATTAATGAAGAAGTCAGTCATTGCTCTTGTCGTCTTGGCAGTCCTTGTCCTCGTCTTTATCAAGTAT